TGAACGTCTCCGGCGCCATGAAGCCGAACCCCTGGAGATTCGACATGCGGTTGAGCTGGGCGGTGGCCTTGGCGCGATTACAGGGCATCGTCCACCTCCAGCCCGGCCTTCAGGTCCACCGGCCCAAACCTTCGCGGCGCCCGTGGTGCTGGCGGTGATTGCGAGTACGTGCCGTCGCGGGTCCACCATTGCGCCTGCTTCGTCCGCAGATCCGGGTTTGCGTCGTATGCCGCCCGCCACTTGCGGACGCTGGCGGTGAAGCTCAGGCAGAAGCCCGCCGGGTTGCCCTCGAAGCTGGCCGACTTCTGGAACTCGCTGCGCATGGCCGATGCCGTTAGTCCGACATCGCCGCCTGCTGGCAGGTGCTCACATGCGAACTTCGCCGCGGTCTGGAAAAGCTCGTCTGGTTCGGGGCCGTTGTCGTCGATGCGGAGTTGCTGAGGCGGGGGCGGGGCGGGCGTCAGCGCGCCATTCCCCCTTCCCCCTTCCACATTCAACATTCCACATTCCACATTCATACCGGGAGACCCCCCTATCATAGAGGCAAATCCTGGGGAACTTTGGGGAAATCGTCTATCATTGACGTATCATTGGCCGATGATAGGCCCAAATCCTGGGGAATCCTGGGGAATCCTGGGGAACTTTGGGGAATCGGCCTATCATTGACGTATGATAGAGGCAAATCCTGGGGAATCCTGGGATTTTGCTCTATCATCGGCCTATGATTGATTTGGCCTGATGGCGGCGGATACTCGCTTTCCGGGTCCTTATAGTGCGGCCGCTGGTGTTTCAGGAAGTTCACGCACTGGATTACCTCGACCGAACCGACCGGGTAGAGGACGATCAGCCCGGCGTCGTGGAGGTCGTGAACCCACTGCGCGACGTCTTCCACGGTCGCCGGATCGAAGCCGAAGGCGTACTTTTTGAGCCGCGTCGGGCGGTACTCCAAGCGGCCCTCTTTGTCCGCAAGCGTCCACATGGCAATCCACAGAAGGCGCTGCGGATAGCCGACCTTGGCCGGGTCGTCGCTCTCGAAGAATCCCGGCTTGATGTTACGGGCGCGTGCCATTATACGCCTCCTTTTAAGGCCATCTGCATAACGCTAGGTGCTTCCCGCCCGCGCGCTTGCCCGCACTTGCCGCAATAGGGCATAAACCGAGCGAGCCCACCGCACACAACACAGCGCCCGCCGATGCCATCGGTTGCCGCTCGTTTAATACGGCAATCATGGCACCGGTCCTCATTTCCGGCTAACAGCGCGGACGGTCGATGGGTAGAGTACTTTCCACAGGTGCAACGGCACGCCCAGCGCTTTTTCTTCCCGTCTATCCCTGCGGCTGCCAAACCCAGCACGGTCAGCCGCCCGAATTTATTCCCGGTCAGGTCGGTAAACGATGGGTCGATAGGCACCGTCCGCAGCGGTGGGGGCGCGTAATAGGTCGGCTGGCCGCTGGCCTGTGGCGGCGCATACGCTTGCCCGCCACCCATCGCCAGCGCCGTTTGTTTATCTACGGCCGCGCCCTTGGCGATTTCTACCGCCACGTTCTCAAATCGTGTCATTAGCTTCCTCTTTCCGTCTACTTCGCCCGCATCAGCCGCTTCAGCACGGCCGCCTGATTCCTACCCGCCCGCCCATCGCTAGGCGTTGTCGCCATCACGTAACGCCTCCCGTTCGGCAAGCGCCACACCTGGTGATTCTTCTGGCGCACTAGCACGGCACCGGCGCGCTTGAGTTGTTCGAGGATGGTCATGGGACGGCCCGCCATATCCGGATCGCGGCGCCGCTCGTAATGGAGCCCGGTGGCATTTCATCGGCGTACCGCTTGGATGTGGTCACATACTCCACTACCCGCGCATCGTCCGCCCAGGCCCCGCCCGTGGTCAGCGCGTCCTCCGTCGAGCGGATGAGCTTCGAGAGATCCGGCTTGCGGTCATGCAGCGCCGTCCGCTTGCGCGACTTCGGCCGCGGAAATACGAACACCATCTGGCATCGCACAGGCCCATCTATCGGTGGCCGGCCCGCCATGGCTTCCCGCGCAGCCCAGGCCACGGAATCGCGCCATGGCTTCACTTTTTTGCTCGATTCGATCATGCGCCCTCCGCCTACGTGACGCTTCGAGCCCTGCGGCCCTGGCACGCCAAGGACGACGAGCTCGACGTCGGGCGGCCTCATGGCCTCTCACCGCGTGGATATCGAATGGTTTTTCTGGCCTCATCGTCCTGCATAAACATCTCCTCCTATGTCCAATCAGCCTGCACGTGGCTCCGCTGCCTCACCGCAATCGCTCCATCTGCCTTGTGCCCAAGTCGCCGCATGGAATTTGGCACATATGGCTTCAGTGGCTCATCGGCGTATTGGTGGAAATCCCTCATACCTCCACCGCCGCCAAAACCGCCAGCATCACGGCCTCGGACCACTCCCGCGCCTCCCGCATGACCGGATAGCGCGCGTCGTGCTGGTGATGCAAGGTGACCACATATGCACGCTTTTCCGCCTCCCAGCGCTGCCAAGTGCTCACGCCGTCCATCTGAATCGCGGCCAGCGCCATCGCCGCCGCCGCCGGGTCGTTCGGCCAGTCGGGAACTTCCGATGACTGCATCCACTTCGGCCTGTCGTCAAAGTTCCGCAGCCACAGTCGCCCGCGGAACTCGAATACCTGCCAATCCATCACCCGTTCGGCGATGGTGCGGGATTCGCGTAGGGTCCATTGGCGGGTCATTTTGCGGCCTCCTGCGATAACAGGCACTCTTCCATTAGCCAATCGCACAGGCCATCCCAGGCGCCGGGGTGCCTGTCTTTTCGCCAGCGTTTCGCGGCTTCGCGCTGCTGCTTGATCGTGTACCGCGCCGCCGCTTCCCGCTGTTCGCGCTGGGCGGTAGCGATGGGATTGTCAGTCGATGGCATCGAATAGCCCTCCCTGCGCGCCCGCATACGCTTCTGCGCTTTCCAGGTGCTTTACAGCCGTCGAAAAGTAACCCGGCTTCAGCTCGATGCCGATGAACTTGCGGCCTTCGTCCAGCGCAACAAACCCCTCTGAGCCGACGCCAGCAAACGGCGACAGCACGACATCACCCGGCGACGACCACAGTTCCAGGCACCGGCGAATCAATCCGAGCTGTAGCGGGCAGATGTGCTTCTCGTCCTTTTCATCGCGGGCGATGCGAAAGTTGAGCACGTCCGTTTGGTCGATATCCCACCAAACCGGCTCTGCATACCGACGCCAAATCTCCACGCTCGTCCGTCCGTCGCGACCCTTGCGCGCGTATTTCGACGGGTGTTGGTCAGTCTCGCGCGGGTCGAGCTCCAGATCGCCGATATACCGCTCGAACCCATTCGGACGCTCAATCGGCTTCGTGCTCAGATTGTCACCGGGCGGCGTCTTGCGGAATGCCAGCACGTAGTCCGCCATGCCTTGCCGGATCTGCGAAGAATCGCGCATCACGGTTTTATGGAGGAGCCCGTTGTTGTTGGTCCGTTCCCGCTCCGTCACCGGGCACTTCCACACCGTAACCCGGCTATGGAACGTCCACCCGGCGCGCTCCATGGCGGCGATGCACTGACCGGGAAAGTCGCGTAGGCCGCTGGCGCCGTCACTGTTGCGATACGTCGGCAGGTCTTTGACGTGCATCACGCACAGCCGGCCCGTCGTCGTCACGCGAAGCAGTTCCGGTGCGAGGAATCCGAAGTGCGCGAAGAACTCCTCATCGCTCGCGCAGTTGCCCATATCGGCCTCGGAGTCAGAGTACATGTACAGGCTGGAAAACGGCGGCGAAAACACCGTCAGGTCTACCGACTCGTCGGGTATACCCTTGATGACTTCGCAGCAGTCGCCGTTGTAGAGCGCCCAGTTGCGGCCGTGCCGCTCGTCTAAAATGCTGAAATTCTCGACCATTAGATCCACCTCGGAAGATTCATCTGTTTTGTGCCGACGGCCGATGCAAGCTGGCGCCGCCCGGTCCCGTTTTGAATTGCCGCCATCGCGTGAACCATGGCCGCTTTCATTTCTTCGTGCTTCTTCTGCTTTTCGCGGATCGTCTTGAGTACAGGGCCCTCCGTCTCCGCGATGACCATGTAGGCATCAACCGGCCGCGTCTGTCCGAAGCGCCAGGACCGCCGAACGGCCTGATAGAACTGTTCGTAGGAGTAGGACAGGCCGCAAAAAATGTGACGGTTGCAGTGCTGCCAGTTCATGCCAAAACCCGCGATTGATGGCTTTGTGACAATGCGCTCGAACTCGCCGTTAGTGAACCCGAGTAGCTTCTCCTCTTTCGCTTCCGTGCGCTCGTCACCGCGCACCTCGATAGCGCCGTCGATCACGCGCATAAGCTCGTCGGCCTCGTAGTTTGTGTTGCACCAGATGCACCACGGCTCTTTCGAGTCGCCGATGATCTCGGCAACGCGCGCTGCCCGCGCCGGCGCCGTCAGCCGCATCTCCCGATGCAGTCCCGTCGCCGATACGTCCGCCACCCGGAACAGTTGGCCGTTGGCGTTGATGGATTGATCGACGGAGACGATCTCCTCGTGGATATTCAGCGCTGGCATCACCCAACCGTCGTCGGAAAACCCAAGGTCTGACGGTTTCTCCATGCACACCGACCACGACGCCACCCAGCGCCAGTAGTCCGCCTCAGCATGGCCTTTCAGCCGGTAGCCGCCCGCCTTCATGGTGTCGTTCAGGAACCACCGCATGAGCATTTGGGCGCCGCTCATGATGTCTAGGAACTCCGAGTGGTTGCCGAGCTCCATGTGGTCGTTTGGCGACGGCGTAGCCGAGCAACAGAGCTTGTATGGCGTGTTGGCGAACGAGTCTTGCAGGAGTCTCCGCGTTGCGCCAGTGAAGTTCTTCAGGATGCTCGACTCATCCAATACGATGGCGTCGAAGTGGCCCGCGTCGAAATGCTTGAGCATGTCGTAGTTGGCAACATTGACGCCGCGGCGCACGTCCTTTTGACTTCGGCACTGCGTGATCTCAACGCCGAACTTCGCGCCCTCAGCTACGGTCTGCGCAGTCACCGCCAGCGGCGCCAATATCAGCGCATCGCCGCCCGTATGTTGGCAGACCTGCCGCGCCCATTCCGCTTGCATGGCCGTCTTGCCGCTACCACACTCAGTGAATAGCGCGAACTTGCCGGCGTTCAGCGCCCGCGTGATGCTTTGCTTTTGGAAGCCGAAAAGTTTGCTGTTCAGGTCGAACTCTCCGGAAATCCCGGATGGTTGCGGCTGAACGTGCTTGCCGTCAAGAAACGCCCGGTAGCCGCTCACACCCGCCCCCCATCCAACGTCGCCCAGCCCTGCACGGTCGTCGGCCCCTTCTCCCACTCCCCGCCAGGCCCGCGCAATCCCGGCCACGCCTGCGCCACCAGCCGCGGCGCGATCTCCGCCGGCCGCTGTTTCGTCCCGGCCTGCCGCCGCTTCGCCTGCGCCGACGCACTGCCAGCCGTCGCGCCCTTCGCCCGCTCCCGCGCTGAGTGCTTTTCGCAAAACCGCGCGTTTTTCGACCGGTGCGCAATCGACGCCCCGCAAGGGCACTGCCGCGCGGCGTTCGCAGCTTCGGCTGTAGCCACCCGGCACGGCTTGCACGCCACTTGGCGAATGTCGTTGCCGGTGAGGACCGCCGCGCACACCCGGCATGGTTTCGCCGTGCGGGTGCGTGCCGCGGCTTGCTCCGCGCGGCGCTCGACTAATCCGCAGTCGCGGCAGATCGCCCGCCCCGGCTTGTACCGGTCAGACTCCGCCCATAGCGGAGTGTCGCATCGCGGGCATGGGTCGCCCGGTGTCCATTTGTTTCTCATTTGCTCCCTTTCCTCCCCCGCGTCGGCAAACCGGGGTTACTGCTCAAATCTTGAACGGCTCCAACTCATACGGCAGATACAGCGGATGGCACGGCTCTCCACCCTTCGACACCCGCAGCGCGTGCGGCTCAAACTGCTCCACAATCCGCCTCACCTCAACCGAGCGCCCTCGATATGTCCCATGCGCGCCCCAAGCGCAAATCACCAGATCCGACATCGCCGCCGCGGTGCGAATGTACGCATCGTTGGCCGGCCCCACCGGATCACCCTGCGCCCGCATCACGCGCGGATCAGTCGCGCGGTAGGCGAAAATATTGGTAACTATCAGCCCGCCGTAGCCCCAGGCGCGCGCCCGACGCTCGCAACGCTCCACGGTTGGATCGTTGGCGATCTCGTCAGCGGTGGATGGGTTAAGCATCAGGAAGTTGACGCGCTTTGGCCCACCCCAGGCGATTTGAAGCCAGTAGCGATACTGCCGGCACCGGGAAAATTCGGCAATGCGGGCGAAGGCCGGCGGTTGGCGGGTCATGTGCGGCGCTCCTTCTCCCACTCGGCCTTGCAATGATCTAGGAATGAACCATTGCCATCCCACAAACCGCCGCAAATCATAACTCTTAACGATCCCCACTCGTCTCGCCCAAACAGCCATGCCAGCAACTCCAGCGCCTCAGCGCCCATCTCTCTGGCCGCTTCCCAGTCGTCCGGGCCTACCAGCTTTTTGTACCGCAGCACCTCAGCCGCGCGTGCGGGGGTCATGCGATCCCCAGATATTTGAGCGTCAAGCCTAGCAATGCGACCAGCCCAGTCAGCAAGACGACAACGCCAAATAAGGCAAGCACGATGAGAGCCATCGACTCCCAGCCTTTGAGCAAAGACCCTTTACTCATTCCCCACCTCCACAACCCAGCCCCACTTGCCGCCGCGCTTCTCGACGGTGATGGCGGTGATGGTCGACTGCTGCCCGCAGGTGTTGCGCTCGGCGAGAATGATGCGGTCGCCGGCGCCGCCGTAGGGGCAGGTGACGCCCCACTGGTACTTCAGCCCGCGCCCGTCCTCGTTGATCGGTCCCCACCACTCCCATTCACTCAGTTTGGTCTCGATTTCTCGGCACCATGTCGCGTTCTCATGCGGCTGCGCCGTGTCGAAGCCTTGTTTTCGCAGGTCAATCGCACGCCAGAACCGCCGCTCGCCGTTGGCGTAGGCGGTGGATTCGGCGCGGTTGAGTCTCAATGTCTTCACGATGTCCGGTCCTTTCTTCGCTCAATGGCGCGGAGGGTCTTTGCGTGACGATGGACGGCACGCCATTGTCGGTCAAGATATGGGTCGTCGCCGTATATCTCCGCTAGCCCAAGCGTCACTCGGTAGCGGTCATTTGCTGACTTAGCCAGTTCCCGCGCAATCCACAGCCGCTTGCGGGCCATGCGGACGCGGCGGATCACGGCTTCACCTCCGGTATCTCCGCCAGTCGCTTCGTTAGAGCCGCGTTTATCCGCCGCGCTTCGGCAATTGCCATGTGAGCAGCCGCTTCTACATTGTCAGCGGCACCGATAAGCTGGCCCATTGCCATTACGTCAAATAACCCCGTGCGGTAAGTAAACGACAACTCCAGCACTCCGACTAGTTTCACCGTATAGCACTGGTAATGCTCTCTCCATTTCACCCCGGCAATCTCTACCGTCTGCGGAGATGGCATCTTGCAATATCTGCTCATAGCTTCACCTCCCACGCGGCTTCGACGGCGGCGATGGCGGTGAGCTTAGGGTCATGCTCGCCAGCCCATGCGGTATCCAAACTAAACCCATGGCGGTCGGATACGATGCACCACGTATGGTTCCCGGTGTGCTCCTTCGCCCGCTCCACCTTCGCCCAAGCCGCCGCGCACCGGGCGAGGTCGGCAATGTCAGACGCATCGAAATATGCGCCAAAGCCATTGCCCGTATCTTCGATTGCCTCGTTGCAGCGGTATACGAGGGCCTCCAGCCGTTTAGCGTCCATCGAGGGCCTCCAGTCGGTCGGCTTCGGCTTTGCAGAACCGGGCGGCTAGATCGCGCTGGTAGTACGACAGGTCGCTTTTATTGGTCGCCATAAATAATCGCGCCATTTCTCTCGACGCCTTCGCCTTCAGCCGTCCCAGCGACTGCGCCGGGGTGCGGGCAAGGGCGGACGAAGCATCTCTACTCGCAGTTACGACCACCGCCCAAATCGCCGATTCAGAGTAGCCGTTGACGGGCGGTTTTGAGTTCTGCCTGATCCAATCAAACTGGACTCGCGCTAGATCCAGCGCCGCTCTCAGGTCCGCGGCGTGCGCCTGGGCCTCGTCGCGCTCCCACCATGCTTCAAGCGCTATCTCTGCCAGCGTCCTCTCAGCCATTCGGCACCTCCGCATTCAAATACACGCCCTTCATCTTGTCCCGCGTAATCGCCGCGTCACGATTCGCCGCCGCCCAGGCCGCGATCCAGTTCCACACCTGCGCCCGCGTTGGCTTCCAGCGCAGGTAGGCGCCGCCGCCCAGCAAAAACAGTCCAATCGTTGCTATTTCCATGTCCCTATCCTATTCCGCAGCCGGCCGCGTCGTCTTGCGGCCAAATTGGTACTTCGCTATCTCTGCCAATGGGCAGATGTAGCGTTGCAACTGCCAGGCTTCCGTCCGCGCTTGCGCCGCCCATGCTGCTGGCAGCGGCCCGCGGATCTTCCGCCATCGCCACGCGGCCATATACGCGCGGTGGTAGCACCGTTGGCACTCTCCGCAATGGCATGTTTCGCGTGGCATAACTCTCCTTTGTTTTCGGCGGGCCAGTGTCTCCCCGGCCCGCCTCAAGAATCCAAATCCAACAGGTGTATTCAGTGGTTTATAAGCTCAGACTGCCTCTTTTCTGGAGGTCGTAGCCGCCCCCGGTCTGCCGTCCCGCGCGGATTTCCGAGATCGTGCGCTGTATTGGAACGGCAGGCCGCGGGCGGTTGCCCGCGGGTCTAAAATGGCAGGTCGTCGTCTCCAACCGCGAACGGGTCCGAGTTGGCCGGCCGCGCCGCAAATGGTGACGCCGTAGCCGCTGCCCGAGCAAAGCCACCGCCGCCGCCCACCTTCGGCTTGCAAACCACCTGCGCAGACGTGTCGCCGTACTGGTTGACTTCGGCCATGACTGACGCCTGCTGGCCGATGAACGTCTTTTGGATGTGCAGGAGCCATGTCTCCTGGTGGCCTAAGCCATCCTCCGTGCAGCCAAACTGCTTGCAGCGGATCTGCGCGGCCTCCCACTGCGGAACCTTGCTCGCCGCCTTGTCGTCTGGGTTATTGACGAGCGAGTTGGTAAGCCACCAGACGCCCGTGATCGTGCCACGGTCGGACACTTCAACGGTGATCTGAAGGCCTGGCGTGCCCTTCTTTTCGGACTTGATGTACTCGACCGCGACGATGCCGCCCGTGTACCACGCGCCATGCTCAAACATTCGCCACCGCCACGGGTTCGCGCATCAGTTCGGCTTCGAGGGCGTCTAGCGCGGACGCCGATTTACTCGCCACGCGCTGCTGCTCCGTCTCCTGCACGACCATCTCCAATGTCACCGGTTCGGTCGTGTCCGGGATATCCATGCCGAGCGTAGCGGCCGGGCAGACGCGCCGCTGAAGCCGCGTGATGCACCGCGCGAACAGCATGTCCATGGGATTCATCTTCCAGTTCTCTTTGCCGTCGAGTTTGCCGCGCTTCGCGTCGTCCATGGTGTAGGTGAAGATGTGCGGTTTGCCTTCAGCGTTGAGGTATGGCCGACCGTCCTTCGTGGCGATCAGCGAGCACTCACTCATGTCGTGCTTCGCAAACAGCCAGTGCCAGCCGTGCCGCTGGAGAAGCCCGGCGCGGAGGCTCGCCCGCATCGCCACCACGCCCTGAATCACGTCAAAGGCATTCAGTGATGTATCCCGGTCAAGCCCAAACGGGCGCCCAGCGGCAATCCGCATTTGCACCTCGTCCTGATTCTGGCACCCCGGCCGCTTGCGGACGTGGTAGGCTTGCGCCCGGTCGAGTAACATGCGCTCGGCCTCCTGGCGCATCGTCTGGTCTGTCACGCGGTCCAATAGCGTGGCAATCCGCTCCATCTCCTGAACCTGATTCATTTCCACGGCTTGCGCCGATGGCTGTGTCGTACTCATTGCTTTGCTCCCTTTATTTTCAAAATCTTCAACGGCCGGCTCACCGACCGCTTTACCACGTCCGCATAAACGTCCGGGTATTTCGCCTTCAGCGCGTCGGTATCGACCCGCGAAGTTTCCACCACCCGAAACTTCACATACTCGCCGTTCCCCGCCGCCGCCTGCTCATTAACGCCCATCAGCGCGTCAATCCCAAGCCGGTGCGCTTCGTCCTCCGCGGATTCGTCGCCCGTGCGGAGAATGTCGGCCATTTTCTCCGCACGCGTAATAAGATCCTTCGCCCGCTGGTACTCTGCCACCAGTGGTGGCAGCCCCTCGATTTGGACTAACCCTTGGTCGCTCACCGCGGACCACTCGTCCATCTGGCACGTCGGCTCCCACTGGCAGGACTCACAGCGCCCGTCGCGCTCCTCTAGCCATGCGGGCGTCACGCGCTGGTCTACGTGGTGCGACACGAACCAATCGACCTTTTTAGCCACAGCCGCCATGAGTTGTTCGTTCGCCTGGAAGGTGAACAAGTGGAGCTGCCCGGTCTCCCGGTTCAGCGCGGCGAGGCAAGCCCACGACCAGCCAAGCACGCGCATATACCACTGCACCTGCATGAGATAGCCCAGCGGCACGCCAGCCCGCTTCCAGTCCCAGTAGGCCCGGTCGCTTACCGTCTTGATTTCGAGCACGCCAGGTCCCCATTCGTGCCCGACGATGGCGCGGTCAACCCGTTGCAGTTCGTGGCCGTTGGCGGTCGCGCGCTTGCGGCGGATCTTCCATCCCGTTTGCTCTTTGACCATTTCCGCTACGCCGTCCTCCATCAGCTTCCCGGCTACAATCGGCCCGGTCATACGGAAGTCACGGTCAGGCGGCGCCCCGGTCTTCTGGTACCACAGCCGGCGCGCGCAGCCGTAGGGCTCAAGGCCGAGCACATGCGCGACGTCGGTGCCGCCGATGAAGCCTTGGCGTTGTGCCGGGTCTTGCGAAACCTCCGGCACATGCCGCTCCAGCCCATCAAACCGCGCGGCGTGGACGAATTGCTCTACCATGCCAACACCTCCAGCACCCACGAGCCAATCGCCAGCACGCCGCAAAACCACAACGCGAGGAAGATAACTTCCGGCGTGTCATCGGTGCGCCGGCTCATCGGGTCACCGCCCAAGCCACCACCCACACAAGCGCAGCCGCCGCCGCGATCAGATCCGACCGACGCTGAAGCGTCCGCAGGTCTTCCGGCCTGCCGCCCCAGCCGATCATGCGGCACCGCCGGCAGCCATAAACGCGGCAATGACCGCTTCCCAGCCCTGCCCGGTGCGTCGCTTCATGGACCGCAGCGCGCCCCAGTAGTCGCCGCACAGCGCGGCGTGCAATTCGTCGGCGTTCGGCTTCATAGCGCGCCTCCGTTATCCTGAACCATGGCGCGCGCCTCTTCAAGTAGCACCTCAACCGCGTCAAAGTCGCCGCGATCGTTGGCGCGAATGGCCCGCGTCCAGAGGTCGTGATACGCCGGACCGGCGTCCATTTGCTTCATCAAG